AGACACCCCTGCAAATACGTGACATCCTTCGTTATCTAAGTCCACGCAATAAGTCCCCCAACCGTACGGGTGCTTTTCTATACCTTTCCAAATAACGTCAACGTGATATTTTTCGCTAAAAATAGGAGCTTTTATTTCTTTAATGTTTTTGCCACCCCAATCATATTCACCATTTTTTAAAATAATATTACCCAAACGAACTATTTGATGACTATGGGTCGGAAACTCATTACCGTTAAAATCAGTATCAATACCCAAATTTTCAATTTTTTTATCTGCTTGGGCTTCGCTGTTAAATTCATATTTACCTATTTTCATTGTGTAGTTAGTTTAATTATTTCTTCATCTGTTAAATTTTCAGTATAAATTTGAGCGTTATATATTTCACCACTAAAATCAAGAGAACCCTGCAACCCACTATTAAAAGACAGGGTATCTAATGCACTTAAAAATTGATTTGCAGATTGATTATAAACTTTTACGCCATTTATAAAAATACTGTAAACACCAAACTCTGCCCATCTAATAGCAACCTTAAATCTTACTGATTTGTGGAGGTAGTTGTAACTTAAAAAAGGTGGAGCTGCTGCGTTTCCGACACCAACATTTAACTGTTCACTTGAATTAAAGGTACAGACGATTCGATTATTACCGATACCGCTTAACCTTATATAAGATTGAAAACTTAAATCATCAGCTTTTAAATCTAAAAAAAACGTTCCCTTAGTTGGGTCAATAGCTAAGTTTTTAGGCACGACCGTATCTTGTGACCTTGTACTTGAAGCCGACGAAGTATATATATAACTTGAACCAATAGGTTTTATTTCTAGTTGCGCACCCCATATAAACAAACCGTCCACTTCATTTCCTACGAATTGTTCGTTCCCTTGTTTAAAGGCAGAAACTCGGACAATAGCTGGATTGGTGCTTGTAGTTAATCCCGTTATTGATAATCTATACCACCCGTTACCATAATCTTGGTACTCAAAGCCCCCTATTGTAGTCCCGAATGTTTGTAATGTATCTAAGTCAAATTTAACCTGACCGTAAGTATTAAAAGGCGAAACAGAATTTGAAAAAAGCAATTCAACTTGACTTAACCCTGCCTTTTTAACAAAAATAGAATAAGTTGTTGATTGGTAGTTAGCCGTACCACTTGTTATGCTTTGCACGTTGTGGACGTTGTTTGCCGTATCTGGGATTAATTTATCAGCACTTTCAATCCCTTTTGGGCTTACAGTAATGTCAGAGCCTATATCTGAATTTGATGCTACCCAATTACTTTGAGTGAAATCCTCTGAATATGTCTGTAAATTAGTACTAGCATTTTCCATTTTAAAACTTGGACAATTACTGTTTAACCAATCTATTATGGGTAACCCAATATCAGTAGGTTGTATTAACCCGTTTTCAGCAACCCTAGTGGATTCTGTGGTTCTACCGAATGTTAAATCCCCACTTCCGTCAACAGGTGAAATTGAATATATTTTATTTAATTTATATCCGCTTGGTATTAGTGCAAAATATGGCTTTTTCATTATCTTTCTGTAATTATTGAGGTACTTGATGAATACCACCATTGACCGTTCACTTGAAGTCTTAACGTTACGACCTCGCCTTGATTAATTTCTATTCTTTTTCCAAAATCTAAAACAACCGTTTCCCTCACATTGTTTCCATAGGTTGACGTTTCGCTGCCTTTAAACACCCCATTAACATAAACACTTAAAGTTAAGGAACTTCCATTCGGAAATTGCCTAGAGCTATAAGGCATTGAAGACAATTGAAATCGACTAAAATAAGCGTTATAAGGAACGGATATACCCCCATAAGCATAAGGAAATGCAGTGGTCGCCCCCGTACTAAATAAGGTATAAGTGGAAATCCCAGAAATATAATGTCGCCAATGAACTGACATTTTTTCAGTAGTTAAACCCCTGCCTGTGTAGTCTATGGATTTAGCTTTTATTATGTTATTTGTGGAAATCATTCCTTTTTGTATTTTAGTTTCATTTCATTATAAAACCTTTTAGAATCTTCTTCATTTGCTTTAAGACCTACATACTCTTTTAAACGCTTAACGTTTATGTCTTTTACTTTGTACTTCATAAAACCCACCCATTAAATACGGTATCTGTATCTGGACTGATATCATTATCCGAATTACTAGTGTATTCAGGAAATTTAGAACTGTTGGAGCAAAGGTAATCAACCAATCTAGTTGAATAATAGTTAGCGTATTCCCTAGCTTTGCCTACTAAATAATCAACTTCATTCTTATTAACGTTCTCGGCTGTTTCGCTTGAATGTTTAAACACCCCTCCATTCTTAATCTGATAGGCTGCAAATGGAATATAATTAACTTGGGCAAACCATATAAGGGTTGACTGTATATAATCGCTTACAAGAGCTAAATAGTCGCCTGTTAAAGTGTCGTTTGTAATGTCGTCACTTATTCGGTTGTATAAATCCGTTCCTAATAAGTTTTGTATGTCAATTTCTTGACCTAGTTTAATGAATTGTATAAACTTGTCCGTATCTACATTTCCATCTAAAATAGAATTTCGTACTAAGTCCGTTCGTGATATAAATAATGCTACTGCCATTAGTTTTTAAATTTCATTTTGTTCCAATATTCTGCTGTATAACCTTTATACTTCATATCCTTTGGTGCGACAGGCACTTTTTGTGCGTTTTTAGGCATTTTAAAACCTTTACTTTTTGCTTGACCGCTTGTTATTTGACTTTTTTTACCGTCTTTAATTTGATAGGTTTTTCTGAACCATTTATGATTGCACCTTGCACCGCCTTTATAAAGCCATATTGAATAAGTATCTGCGCCACCCTTACCGAATCCGCTGTTTACTGCCTTGTTTCCCATTGCTACAATGTCCTCTTTACGATAAACTTTTTTAGCTGTTACCATTTTAGAGCAAAATTGTCGGCTGTCTTTACCTGCTTTCTCTGGTGCATAGCTGTATCTTACTAAGAACTCAACACCTTTTTGGCTATCTTGTTTTGATTTACCGTCTTGTTTGCTTTTTGCGTTTGGTTTAGCCGTTCCTGTGCTTACAAAATTCCAAATTTTAGATAGTACGGATTGTTCTGGCTCGGTGTTTAAGTCTGTGATAACTTCGTCCAATTCATCGTTAAACTCGTAATCAACCTCGCTTTCATCTACTAAATCATATTCAGCTAGTAGTTCATCTTCTGTTTGCCCTAAGTCGATTAATTCATCAGCAATATTACTGCTTAGTTCATCTGTTAAATCATTACTTAATTTAACCCCTGTTTCTTCTTCTTTTGTTTCTGCGTCCTCAACGTTTTCTAAGTCTGTAAATTCTAACGGTTGAAGCGTTTTAAAGTACAATTTTAAGCTCATTTGATTGTAAGCTAGTATAGAATCAAAAGCATCTATTAAAAGCATCTGAAACGGTCTTATAACGGTGTTATCCATTAAAGTACTCGCTGTCTTTAGTTCTTCTGCATTATTACCTAAACCGCTATTGTCTTTAATACCTAACAGCATAGGTGAAACAACCCTGTGTGATACCATTACCTTTTTTGAGCTTTCATCCGAAAGGAATTGATACTGTTGATGCGCTTCGCTTAGTTGTATAGGCTCAATGGTTGCAGCACTTTCTGGATTGTCATTAAAAGCTAGTATGAATTTGCCTGCATTACTTGAACCGCTAAATTTAGAATATATACGGTTTTCTAATGCTTGTCGTTCTTCTGCGTTTGGTGTTCCATTGTTAAAGTTAATTAACATTGACGGAGCTAATCCGTTCAAGATATTGTTTAAATGGTAGTTACTTATCTCTTGTTCTAGTTCGGCATATTGTAAACCCCCTGCATAATCTGGGCTTGAATAGTACTTATACCCTGCCCGATAAGGTTTAACGTAAATAATCTCTATATTTTCTTTACTACTCCCAAATGAAGGGATTCTAGTAGTTTGGTCAACATTCTTAACCTTTGACCAATCGTCTGAATAAAAATACCCTTCAATTTCGCCTTTGTCGTTACATTTTTCAGCTCTTAAATTCTCAACAGGAATATGCTCAACTTGTGCAATAGATTTTCTATCTTTTGAATAAATAACCTGCATTGAACACTGACCCATTAATTTAAGGTCATAACACAATTTGCGTACCATATCTTTATGAAGTAAAGAAATCATACTAGCGTATTGGTCTGGCTTTTTATTTGAGTTTAAAGCATCTAAGCCACGCCCGTAAATCATTTCAGACATTCCGTTTATAATAGCGTTATTTGTTGGGCTGCCATTATATCGGTCAATTAAGTACTTGAAATAATTATTATCAGCACCATAAGAAACCCAATCTTTGTTTGATTTCTCAACGATATCTGGCGTTGTGTACGTGCTTAAATTTACTATTCTTAAATCATTCATATTTTATATAATTATAAACTCATTATCGGAGCTTTCTTCACTAATATATTTATTTTTGTTTACACTGTATTGTTGTTTATTACTTTGGTTAATTAATTGGTCTGTGCAAAAAATTCTATCTAAATAAATTAAACTCCCAAACTCCGTATAAACTTCCAATCTGTAAAAATCACCCTCTGTAAGTGTTCCAAAGTCAACAGCAACATCAGTATAATTACCATTTCTTGCTGAAACTACGTCTTCAAACTCTAGTGTTACATTGGTGCTTTCGCTAGTTAAT